TGCTATCGGGAATGCGCGTTCGCCACGTTTGTAGCAATTTTCGCACCTATCGATTTCTGCATTAATCACGTCTAAAAATTCACGCTTCAGATCTCCATTTTCATCAACCCATTCAGTAATATAATCACGTTTGGGGCCGGTTAATGGGAATCCAATGCTTGTAGACATTTTGATTGCATCCATAAATTTCAAACCTTTCATACCCATCATATTCTCATCATATTCTAATGGTTTTGCATCCTTCCACAATTCACTCTCGGCGATAACGAGTAGGTCAGACAAATAGTCTTCCACACATACGTCAACGAGATCTGGATCAAAAGGAATCCCAGGCGTGGACATTTGTTCAAGGCATTTCTGCCATCCGAACCATGCAGGCCACATTACTGGAGGACCATAGATATTCATGACACCTGTTTCTTCAGCAACAATATCACTTATCGGAGTGTTTTTCACATCCGTACTTGGTGACACTGATCCAATACAGTTACCATGATAATTGACTTGAGAGTTTTCGGGCATAAAGTTTAATGGACTTTTTGCATGTAAACCTCCTTGTTCCATCATATTTGTATCGAGCACTTTTGTTTCAAAATTAACTGCATCTCCAGTTAAAATCGTTGCAGGCATCGACCGTATAGCTTCATATCCTTTCCTCAACTGATCTTGAGTTAATGAACATGCTATACCTTCGGGAGTATTTTCCTTCCCGGCTACGTGCATACCTGTTATGCACGATCCAGAGCCTCGACTGATAATCACTGCTCCACACAATCCTTTGTAAGTATTGATGGTTAGTGTTTCATATTTGATGCCAAAGAAAAGGCAATTCTTGTATCCAGTCATCTCTGCTCTACCAAGTCCTCGCGCCTCCTCAATTACTCCTTCCTTATTCCTACGAACTAGGCTAAATTCATGATTAGCGACGCACCCTTGTGGAAACCATTCGGTGATGTCTTTCCACGATCCTCCTGTTGGAGTGTAGCATAAGCATAAATCAGTATCAGGTATGTGATACGATTTGCTTTTTGTCAATTTTGCTACAAATTTCCCCCCAGAATGTTCAGGATTAGCTTTCCTAAAAGTGACATTCAACTTCTCTGTTTCCTTGAAATAGTGGAACGGTAATAATAATACATTGGACCTAACAAATAACGCATTAACCATGCGTGTTTTGCCATTCTCATCATGTATTGATCCGTACACTAAGTTCTTTTCAACGCGATTTTTCAATTGATCACTCGTTGCAGTCTTGGATGTTTCAGACATGGGTAAAGGTCTTGGTGTGACCTGAGTCCAAACATTTTTCTCGGCATCACGTTGTTCAACCTCTTCCTTGGTTTTGGGTTCTAATGAACCCTGATCCTCAGTAGGTTGCATCCAACGTTTGTAAAACTTTGCCAATAAATATAAGCCTGCAATTATAGTAACTGCTCCTA